TATCTTGCTCTTCAAAAGCATTTCAGTACAGATTATGATTACTTTAAATTTAATGGTAGAGTAAAAGCTGGTGTAGATGCATATAATAGAAGAAATGATGTATATGCATTTGAAAAACTATCTAAAATTATTTCAATGGATGACTTAGAAGATTTTCTTATTGCTCACTTTTTAGACAATCCAAAAGAATGGATTAAAAATATGAGTAGACCTACAATGGATGTTTATAAATCTAAAATGAGAAGAATGCCATCATTGTTTAAAGAAGACATGCATTATATTAAAGAGCATAGCCCATCACAAATGATGTCAGTAGCTCATGACAAAATACCTGATATTCATAATGCAGTAATTAAAAAAGATTTACAGATAGAAAGTATAATTCTATTAGATAATTTTTATCCATTTATAGATAAACATGATAAAGCAGTTGACATACCTTTTGTTTGGCCTGATTATATTAGGAAAGTCAAGAAGTATAAACCGTTTGTTTTATCTAAATTGGAGTATAAATATTATGAGGATATCGCAAGGGATATTCTTATATCAAGCTAGAATCTTGTTAAACTTATCTGAAACGAAAAATCGAAACGACGAAACGGAGGAAAATTATGTCATTTGATGATTATCTAAAAAACCGCTCAAGCCAATTTGAGCAACTTAAAACATCCCTACAAAAAAATACTGAGAAGAAAAGTTACGACGATGATCGTATCTGGAAAGCTCGTATGGGTAAAGACGGCACTGGTTATGCAGTTGTCAGATTCTTACCTGGTAAGGATGCCACAAAAACACCTTGGGTGACTATATACGATCATGGTTTCCAAGGACCTACTGGTAAATGGTACATTGAAAATTCTTTGACAACCATTAACCAAAATGACCCAGTGTCAGAATATAATTCCAAGTTATGGAATTCTGGTATTGAGGAAAATAAAGAAATAGCTCGTAAGCAGAAAAGACGTACATCTTATTATGCAAACGTTCTTGTTCTTAATGACCCACAAGATACTTCTCATGAAGGTAAAGTTAAAATCTTTAAGTTTGGACAAAAAATCTTTGAAAAGATTATGGCGTCTATGCAGCCTGAGTTTGAAGATGAAACTCCAGTAAATCCATTTGATTTAATTGAAGGTGCAAACTTTAGAATTAAAATTAAAATGGTTGGTGGATATTTGAACTATGACTCTTCATCTTTTGAAAAGCCAGGTGCCATTGTTGAGGGTGAAGACAAGATGAAAGCTGTTTTCGAAGCACAACATGATGTTCATGATTTAGTTGCTGAAGACAAGTTCAAATCTTATGATGAACTTAAAACAAAACTAAATGAAGTGCTTGGTGAAACTGAAGTTTCTGCAGCAGTTAGTACAACTACCAAAGAGGTACCTACAGCTGAAACATCTTCAACTGAGTCTAATGATTTTCAAGAGGTTTTTGAATCAAAAACTGAGGAAGTCAAAAAAGAGGATGATGAAGATTTAGAAGATTACTTTAAATCTTTAGCTCAAGACTAACTTATAAGGGAGGGCTTATAAATTGTTATAAGCTCTTCTTTACCTTTTACTTTTATTTTATCCACTTCGATAGAGTCAATATTACTTAATAAGCTTTTAGTATATTGTGAGTATAATAATGGTATTACATTACCGTTGTCATCTTTGTAATTTCTTGTTTGTGCTTCTAGTCTAGCTGCTAAGTTAACAGCATCACCTATTACAGAATAATCTAATCTCATTTCACTACCCATATTACCAACAATACAAGTACCTGAATTTACTCCACTACCTATATTAATTTCTGGTAAACCTTTTGCTTTAAATTCTTTTTTAATCTCTTCAGTTTCTTGTGCACATTCAATAGCTGTTTTTACTGCCATTTCAGCATGATTGTCACAATCAAGTGGTGCATTCCAAAATGCCATAATACAATCACCCATATATTTGTCTATTGTACCACCATTCTTTAAAACAATTTTAGTCATTCTATCTAAGTAATCATTTATTACTTTGACTAATCCTTCCGGGTCATCATTATTTTTGTAATGTTCAGAAATAGGTGTAAATCCTACAATGTCCATAAACAAGAAACTCATATCTTTTCTATCACCACCTAATTTTATTTTATCAGGATTTTTCTGTAGTATAGCTACTTGCCTTGGGTCTAAATACTTTTCAAATTGTTTTCTTATTTGTTGTTTTAAATTAAATTCTAATATGAACCTATTGAATATAGAATGCATTGCAACAATAGTGAATGTAATTATAAACCAACTAATATCATATAACGTAAGTGATTGATTGAACATAAACACTACAAAGTAAACACTACCAATATAAACACCAATTGTAAATAAACCTATTAGCCAGTACGGTGCTATTCTTACAATTGCAATTAATAATGCTGCTATTAAAACACATAAAATCATTTCAATTAAAAAACTAGTATCATCTCTTTTAATATGAGTACCATCAATAATTGTTTGTAAACTTGATGCAATAATATAATGATTATATTGTTCACCTGCGGATGTAGCAACTAATGGTGACAAACCTTCTGCAGTTAAAGATACAATTACTGTTTTACCTTCTGTTAATGCAAATTCTAAATCATCATCTGCGATTGAGATACTATCAAATGTCTTATTATGATTAATCCAAATTCTAGCATTCCTATCAGTTTTTATTGTAGCAAAACCAGGAACTCTTACAGCAATGATACCATTTGCATCAGCTTTGACTTGATAAGATGGGTCACCTGTAATAGCTCTTATAGTTTCAATTGCCATTGCTGGAAATACATCATCACCAACTCTCATTAGTAAAGGTAATCTTCTAACTAATCCATCTATTTCTGGTGCTGTATTAATAACACCAACACCATTTGCTTTTAGTTCAGGTATAGGACCTAACATTCCACCCCATGAAAATAAGAAAGGTAAAGGGTCACCAATTTTAGCTATTCCTCTAGGTACCGCATTTTTATTAGTTTGATTTGTACCAACTTGTGCTATTACTGTACCATATTGTAATGCTTCAGAAAATATTAAGTCTCCACCTTGTCTATCATTTTCAGAAAATAACATAGGTAATAATATCATACCAGCATTTGCTTGCCTTAACTTGTATATTAAGTCAGCATATATTTCTCTATTGAAAGGATATTGCCCATATTTTTCTATAGCTTTTTCATCTATCTCTACAATAACAATATCTTTTGAGTAAGTTTTTTCTTGTGAATTTATAATTGTATCAAAACCTTTCAACCTTAATACTTCTTTTAAATATGGGTCTTGCCAACCATAAAACGTAATTGCTGCCAATGTAAGAAATGCTATTGTCCAATGTGTAAATATTTTTATCATTAGTTCTGTGTCACCGTTGCTGAACAACTTGGGTTAGTACAATTCTGGTCTAAGTGATAATTCTGTGCTGTTGAACTATCTTGTGTTAATGTAAGTGATGAACTATTACCAGTTAAATTTAAGTATGCATTGTGACTACCTGAGCCATCTTGATTTACATTAACTGTATGACTATCTCCTAAATTGATGTCTAAAAAGTGATTTCCTGTACCTTGTTGCAATGTTGTGACATTATTACTATTGCCAATATCTATGAAGAGTATTTTATCACCAGTTTCTTTTTGCCATAAACTTAATACGTTATTATTACCATCTATATCTATGTCTGCAAAGTGTTCACCATTATTGTTTAGATGTTCTTGTTTTAAACTTAAAGTATTAGATGTACCAACAATATCCACAATTGCTCTTTGATTTTGATTTTGCCATATATCTATATCATTTGAATTACCATTTACATCAATACCAAGTATATTGTTATTACCATATTGCGCAATATCTAAATCTATATTATCACCAGTAATTACACTAGCGGCTGATAAGTTAGTACCTATCACTGCATTATTATCACCATCTTGTAAAATATCTAAATCAATACCACTGCCACTTTGTGTGACATAGATACTATTTGTAGTGCTTGTAGTATTCTTTGTATTTGTGACTGTTGTTTGTTGTGATGATGTAATGCCTGATTGAACTGCTAGAGTTAAAGCAAAATGATTATTGTTCATATCTAACCAACCACTCGTAGAGTTTGTACTTAAATTAGATAAACTATAATGTATATCCATATTAGCAGAACCACCCCATTCGTACCAGTTAATTTGTATTGGGTACCATGTACCACCAACACCTGTGAATGAACCACTAGAGTTCCAATACCTAGGACCTTGTTGTGCCCAGTCAGATATTACTTTAGTATTATTAATGTTAACAATAAGACCATCATCATTACGACCTACAAAATATACAGTAGATGTTTGACCTGTGGTTCCTGGATGTTGCCAGTATCCTGTGATGACTGCCATTCTCTGATTACTTCCATAATTACTACCACCAAGTATTATATTGCCACTATTCCAGTTATAATTTAAACTGCTAATAGTACCAGTTCCTTGTGATGTACCTACATAAGCTGGATTAGTATTATTACAGGTAGAGAGATATGAATAGTTATTATAACAAGGTGACTCTACATAAGGTGCATAATGACTAATAGCAAACACCTCATAGTTTAATGAACCAGCTTCTGCCTTTTCATTAATTAAAAGAACAAGAAATAAAACACTAATTACTTTGATAAATGCGAATCTCATTTCCTTGTCCTCCCAATTCAAAGTCATATACTTCAAAATCTTCTTGTGTAAAACTTATAATATAACCATACTCTTTATCAAGTCTTAATTCAAAATATGTTGATGCACCTTCTCTTGCATATACCCAGTCCGGGTCTTCATCTAAAATTATAATACCTGTTTCAGGGTCTTTACCTAATCTTATACCATCAATGGAAGCTTCTTCTTGTTTTGTAAACTCACTTCTCATAGCTTTAGCAAGTTCTTTATTAATTTGTGCTAATACATCTACTAAAAAATTTTGTTCTAAAAAATCTATATCTAAACCCGTTGTCCAGGTATCATTGTCTATTTCTAATTCATCTACTTCTAAATCATTAAATTCTAAAAAGTCTATATCTAAAGCATTTGCAACTTCATTATATTCAGCTTTTTCTTGTTGGTCTACAATTTCTTGAGGTTTCTGTATTATCAATAAATTGCCAATCATATTTTCATCTAAATCTAAAATAACTGGCTTCATTGGTTTTGCTTCACCAGTTGTGACTACAGTTGCTTGAAAAGCTTGATTCATTATTACAAAACCAGCATCTGTTTCAACTTCAATTTCTCCTACATAACAATAACCCTTTGTATCGCATGACGGTAATAGGATTATTGTTGAACCACCAATCTCATCTACAGTCATAGTAAAATCAGTACCTCTTACACCTATGGTGGCAGTTGGTGTTTCAATGTTTACATTTTGAGCATAGTTCTTAGCAATTTGCCCTGATGCATAACGCACGGTACCTAATGTCGCTTTAATAGAGAGAGAACCCATGTTATTAGCTGGGTCATATACAAACTCATCAATTATAAGTTTTGAATGTTCTGTGACATCTACGCGAGTGTCGTCAATAAAGGATATAGCTGTTTTACCATTTCCTGTCTTAACGACATCATAAGAAAATACATTTAATCCTTCGATTGATATATTCTCTTCACCACTTTGTTCTATAACAGCATTGCCTTCTTGGAGAATTACATCTCCTATAGATTGTCCATATACTTCTTTACCATAAAAAAGTAAAAACACAATACCTATTAAAAAGGCAATAACTCTTATTAGAGCACGCATTAGTCTGTTTGACTTATATCGATATCGTGGCCATTACCAATAGTAGTCAAGTTTATAATGGCATCATTAATACCACTTTGAACTATATCTACATCAGCTGTACCGCCGGTATGAGAATGGATTAATGTATGGCCATTAATATCTCCATTTCCATCTATATCAATCAACCAGTTATTTGTATCTCCATTTACAGATAATGTTAAGATTGCAGATGTACCATCAACAGTAGCGGCTATAACGTTTGAATCAGAACCACTGGCTCCAGTTATAGTCACTCCACCGTTTGCAGCATCAGCAGTCTGACCAATATCGATATCTAAATCGTTACTGGAACCCACCATTGTTATGCTAGATGTGACTGTTGCACATGAGGAATTGTTCCCAGTGCTATCACAGTTAAAGTCAATATTGTTGCTACCACCCGTGACATTAAATGTTCCAGTGTATGTAGCACCGTTAACATCAAATGTAAGGACGTTAGAGTTTCCTACCTGGTCAATATCAATAGTAGATGTAGCACCTATAACTGATGACGATGTGGTAGAATTACCAACAGTATTGTTTTGTCCATCTTGAGTAATATCTAAGTCAAGTGTATTACCACTTTGTGTGACGTAAATATCATTCGCCCATAATGTACCTGTAAACAAGATAGATAATAATATAAGGTTAATGAATTGTTTCATCGTTTTTATCCTCCTTCATTTTCCACAGACCTTGGTCTGTTCCTTGTTTGATTACTTCAATTACGCAATACTCTATTGCGGATCGTATTGCGTAATTTACTGGCTCATTCATTGCAACACCGCTTTCTATTTCTAAAGCCTTAGTTCCCATGTCTAAGAATCTAAAAACATCAGTTCCTGAACGATGACTAGCTATAGTTTTAGTACCTGAAACGGTAAGTAAAACTTCTCCAGTCTGAACAGCAACTACTCTCATAGCGACAGTGACTTGGTCTACCCGATATTCTTCAGATATTCCAATGCCAAAGTATCTTGCACCGTTGCCGCCTGATTCTATATTAGTATCATAAGCAACAACACCACCTTCTAATATTAAGCCTGCAAATATTAAAGGTTTAAGTGAATTCTTGTTAGCATCATTTCCATCATATGCTTCTCTTGTACTTCTTATAAGTTGTCTTTCTTTTATTACATTATCCAATCCCATTCTTTCAACAACCTTAAACCAAGTACCATCTCCTGCTTCTTTTAAAGCTTGTATTACCCACACATCCACACCTTGTGATATTGCTGTTGATAGCTGTGAAAATTTATCACTAGGTTTTCTTTGTCCTGTTTCGTCTAAAAATGAATACACTGCAATAGTAATAACTTCACCATCTAATGCTGGTAAGTTTACTAATAATTCTGATGTGGGTGTAGCATGCTGCTGAGGTGGCAGGTCTTTATAATAGTCTATTTTATCAGGTGTGCTGACGCATCCTGTGATAACTATAGTCAATATTAATGCTAAGAGTGTCTTCATATAAGTTCATTTTTTTCTATTAGAATAGAAAGTCTCCAATGGGCACGGTGATCGTTGTGACATTTCCGGTCTCATCTGTGACTGTCAAACTAATAGTTTCTGTTGTATCATCTCTTACCCAGTATATTGTGGCTCCTTCTACTAAAGCAGTACCAGAAGTTTCACATGTTATTTCAGATGTGTTGATACAATTTGTACCAAACATATTATCGACTAATTGTTTAGATAAATTAGCATAAATACGTGATTCAACATTCTTAATGAACTTATTAATTGTTGTGTTATCAATTTCTCTCTGAGCAGAAGCATCGGCTGACTTTTGGTCTTTATCAACATCTCTTTTACGTGAGTAATTAAGTTGCTCAATAGATAAGACATGGGACGAGTAGCCTTGCTTTGAAAATGCTGGATTGCCAAACTGAAAGTTAAGCTCACTAGCTGAGGAAATTGTTGAGAGGGCTGCCAACGTCACCGCAAATAACATAACAACCCAAGTTCGCAGCACACTGTTTATAAGATGTGCTTTCATAGTCTATTTATTATTTTTCTGTAGCTTTTCTTTTTCTTGTAGTTGAATCACTGCATCTAATTTAGAACGTAATCTAATAATATCATTGTCCAACATTCTTATTCTATCTAACAATTTAATTAAAACTACATGAGTCTGACCTAGTGATGGTTTGATTGTTTAGTTGTATAATTGTATATCCAATATATGAAATAACCAGCAGCAATAAAACCTAAAGTGGGTACTCCATAATTGTTAATTATTTCTATGATTATTTCTGGTTTCATTAATCTCTTCTTGCATCTTTCTTCCCGTCCGCACGTGAGATACGTTCTTCATCAGGCTTTAAGTTTAAAGCATGAGAAATTTGTATATCTAACTTAATCATATCATTGTTCATGGTTTCAACACGGTTATCTAATTGTGTGATAATTGAATGTAATGTTTTAGCTTGACCAACAACTGAACTGAGAATGTACTTTATAATAATGTATATGAATATACCCATTGCAATTGCGGCGGCAATTGTGGGACCCAATTCCAATAACAGTTCTAATAAAGCCTTCATATTATCCAGTTTTTATTGGGCTACGACCGATTACTTTTTTTCTATATGTACCATCTGGCATTTGTTCTAAAACGTCATCAGGTACTTCTATCTTAGCACCATCGCTATCATATTCAACTGGACCGCCCATTTCATCAGCCAGTTGTGCATAAAAGTCTGGAGTTTCATCTATAAACTCTTTAAGCGATTTTTGAGATACCTCTTTTTTAGTTCCTATTAAATTATAATAGTGGTCTTTCTCATAATCCCTATCAACTTCAGCATCGGGAACTATCGGTTGAAGTACTTCTTCAGTTTTTTTTTCTGCTAACTCGTTAATAGTCGGCTCTGGTTCTGGAGAGGGTGGTATTGGAGTTGGTCTTTTTGGACGCTCTCTTTTAATAATATCATTCCATGCTATTAATAACGCTACCGCTAATGGGTCGAATACAATAACTAAAATAATAATTACCCATCTAACAGCGTCTTCAAGAAGTCCTCTATCAACATCTCCATAGATAAGTTCCGCAATATATTTAATCGGACCAACTTCTGCTTCTAACTTTCTATACTCTTTTTCATATATAAGTTGTTCAGTTTTTAGTTCATCCTGTAATAACTGTTCAGCATCTATTTTGCTTTCTAATTCTTCTATCTTTCCATCAATATTTTCTGTCTTTGTTTCTGACTGTACTCTATATGCTTTGATAGTGTCTTGTAAATCTTTTATCTCATCTTTATATTTCTTATCAATATTTGCTAATTCTTTTTTTAGTTCAACATTTGCAGCATCTACTTGTTCTCTTTTAGCAGCACCTGAACCAAACCCTGTGACTGTTTCATTAATTGTTTTTAATTTTTGATTGTAAGCATCATTGGCAGCTTTCTTTTCTTTTTCAATTCTATCATATAACTTATCTAATTGTTGTTGTTCATTTCCTATTTGTATATCTACTCTTTCGCTATTAGGTGTTAACAATCTTTTAATTTCTTCATCCCACCTATCAATTTTAGATTCTGACCTTATTACTTTCTCTTCAATAGAGTCAACTAAGGCTATTTGTTCTATTGACATGGATGATTGCTCAACATGAGCTTTTGATAAGAATCCAAATATACCAAGTGATGTAATAAACATTAATAGACCTATTGCAATTATCAAATAGGTTTTTAACATCCATTTAGTTTCAGTCCAATACTGATGCAGATAAACTACACTTACTAGTTTACCTACTTCTAACGCAGCACCCATTACTATAATAGGTATCACTGCTGCCGCGAAGATAGTAGCCAATCCATATATTGAATAGTAGGCTGCAATCGCGGAAATTGTTAAGGCTACAGGAAGTAGCATCCATTTCATCATAATGTATTTATAGCATAAATCCATTTGATATTGCACTCTTAGAGAATTTTAAAAAAAATGTTGTGATGGGTATAATCTATTCGTATGTTAAATTTTTTATTACATATGTTTAATTACGAAAGTAAGGAGGGCCAAATGGCTAATCGTAAAACTCAAGAGCAAAAAGTAATTGATGCTCTTTCCGGAGGTGCTGAATTAACTGCCGCTCAAATGAGAGACAGGTTTAATTTAGTAAACCCAACTGCTGTAGTGACAAACCTTAGACAAAAAGGTTTTGCTATTTACGGCAACAAACCTGCTAAATCTAGCAGAAGCAGAGTGACAAGGTATCGTATGGGTACCCCTACTCGTGCAGTTGTAGCAGCAGGCTACAAAGCAATTGCTCAAGGCTTAATTTAGTCTTTAGTTAGCTAACTAAAGGGAGCTTCGGCTCCCTTTTTTTATAGGAGAATATATGAAAAAAAATTATTATGATATTATAATGAATGACAGAGTAAACGCTCTAAAAGATTTACCATTCCAAGTAAAGTTTATGTCTATGCAAATACTTGCATGGATGTGGTCTGCTGTATTTGGGATTTATATTATAGAAAGCATCTATGCTTTTGGTTTATCTGCATTAGCTCATGCTTTGTTTATTACTATGACTGTACTAACAGCTTTATATTTCAAACAAGTCCAGAAACAAAAAGTTGATGGTATTCTTACAAGAGGTAAAGGGGGAGAACACGAATAATGGGAAAACATTTAAAAACATCTATGGATGAAAAAGTTATAGATTACTTAGCAATAGAAGTCTATAAGCTTGACCCTGAAAATCCAGTCTTAAAAAAGTTTCTAAAGATGGATAATTTTGAAGGTACTGAATTAACAAAAACTATAAGAGAGTTTAAAAAGACTGGTAAACATCCAGACCATTACAATACTGATGGTACATGGAAACATGATAGTGGCCGTATTACTTATGAAGACTTTTGCAAGGATTAAAAAAAAGTAAATAGATGGTATAACTATAATAACTTGGTGAGCTACTTTGCTCCAAACAATAAACTCACCTTAATAAACTGATATAAAGGAGAAAGAATATGTCAAAAATAAAAGTAGGAATCATTGGAATTGGTTCCTGTGCCAAAAGCCTAGTTGAAGGCATTCAATACTACAACGAAAATCCAGAAGATAAAGTCGGTCTTATGTACGAAGATATCGGTGGATATGGAACTAAAGATATCGAATTTGTCTTAGGATTTGATATTGATGTAAGAAAAGTAAACAAACCATTAGCTGAAGCTTTAAGAGCTGCACCAAATTGTTCAATGAATCATGTTAGTTCAATTTATACAAATGGTGATAGTAATTCTAGTTGTGTAAAATCTAAAGCAATGGTTTATTCAGCACCAGAACTGGATGGGATAGCACCTCACATGCATGATTATCCTGATGAAGTCACATTTGTAAATGGTGCAATACCAGCAGAATCATTTGAAAGAACTGTAGAGTTAATAAAGTATCATGATGTAGATGTTCTTATTAATTATTTACCAGTGGGTTCTGAGGATGCTACAAAATATTGGATTGATGTTGCATTAGATGCAGGTGTTAATTTTGTTAATTGTATACCTACATTAATATCTACTGAAGAAGCTATGGCAACTGAACAAAGATTTATAGATGCAGGTTTAACAATTGTTGGAAGTGATATGCGTTCAGCTTGGGGAGCATCTCGTATGTCAGAAGTATTACAAGGTGCAATGCTTGATTCTGGTTTACAGGTCACACAACACATTCAAATGAATATGGCAGCTGGTTCTACACAAGGTCAAGAAACTATACGTACGGGACGTACAGCAAATACAGACTTTTTGAATATGGCTAAACAAGATAGATTAAAATCTAAACATATTTCTAAAGAAAATGTTTTAAAAGGTCAGAATATTGTAAGGGATGAAACAACAGCAGGTATGACACTATTTGCTGGTCCATCTTTAACAGTACAACAAAAACCAGGTGGTGAATACATTCCATCAGATAATAAGATAGCAAACTTTGATATAGTTGCTTATGGATTTGGTGGTGCAAGGTATGAAATGTCAGCTAGGTTATCAGTTCAAGATAGTCCAAACTCTGGTGGTGTTGTAGTATCAGCCATTAGGTTCTGTAGAGTTGCTAATGAAATGGGTATTGTTGGTTATCTAAGAGGTCCAAGTGCATGGACACAGAAATCTCCACCAGTACAATTAAAAACTGATGTTGCAAAAGCTGAATGTGATGCTTTAGCAGAAAGAAAATTTACTGAAATGACTACAGCTCAAATAAAAGATAATAGACCTAAAGCAAAAGACTTACCACATACATTTCAAGCTGGAAAGACTGATTATGAAAATTAATACTTTTGATATTGATGGTGTTATAGACTTTGGTGATACGTACACGGGTGTACGGCCGTGTGTAAATGATATTATTATTACAGGTAGGTCTGTACATAGTGAAAGAGAAGCTACTGAAAAAATGCTTCATGCCCGCGGCATAAATAATATGTTATTTATGAATGACTTGCGAAAAGATGACCCTGAGTACGGCCGTGAAGCTAGTGGAAGGTTCAAAGCAAAAATGATTACAATGTTAAAGAAACAAGGTTATGATATTGGTATGCATTTTGAAGATGATGAAATACAAATCAAAGAAATTAAAAAAGAACATCCTGAATTACATATTGTACACTTGGTAAGACAAGACGGTATACATCCTTATGAATAAACTATTAGAAAAAAGAAACGAAAATAACTTTCTAATATTTAATGAGTGGGTCAAAGAGTTCTTTAAAAGAGAATACCTAAGAGACTTTGGTGACCTAAATGATTATACACCCAGCCATGTTGCAATGAGAGAAGAAGTAAAGTATTGGAATCCTAATAGGTCTAAACATGCTGAAGTACATTGGTTAGAAAACTATGTGTTTGGTAGAGATGATATTAGTCTTAGAAACAAAATACTAAATGCAATGGCAGTTAAATTTGTAGGTATGCCAACACTTACATTAGTTGCTAGTAATTCAGCTGATTATAGTAATATTATAGACTTTGATAGATATGAAAAAGAAACAATATACAGACTTTTCATACAAAAAAATCTAAATGAAAATAAACACAAACTAGCTGTGTGGGGTTCAACACAACTACAAACATCATTACAAACTGCAGCAAGAAATTATTGTAGAAGAACATACAATGACCCTGAGAAAAAGTTTCAATTATCAGATATGATTGACTGGATGTGTCATTTAGATAGACTTGGTTTATCTAGGACTGTGACAGACCAACAATCTACACTTGGTACTGTTTGTGAACACTTAAAACAGCATAGAGGTATTGGTCCATATTTTTCTTATCATCCACCATGCAATTTTAGTAGAGCTGATGAATTACCATGTATTGATGAAGATGATGAGTATTGTTTAGTAGGGCCAGGTGCAAAAAGAGGTTTAGAATTTGTATTTCCAGATGTAAAATTTAGCAACAATGATATTATGGAAGAATATATTTTAGCTGTAAGAGATAATCAACATGAATTTTTTGAATTTAAAAATGATACTGAACATGATTATTATAGAAACAATTTAGAGCGTGGTGGCAATTTAACTACCTTTGGTACAGAAATTACTTTTTGTCAGTTTAATGTATTTCTTAGTATAAAAGATAATGAAAGAGCACAACAAAAAAGAATTGTACCATTAACATTTGATAGTTTTGAAACCATAGCAGAAAATTTAAACAAAGAAATGAATAAACCAACATTAGAGGCTTTTGTATGATAGACTTTTTCTTTGTATTATTAATTATTCTTGGCTGTTTTAGTTTTTGTATTTTAGGACTATCTGGTAGATTACATTGGAAGAAAAAAAATAAAGGTAAGGGTGATGGAGGCTGGTAATATACTTAATTGCCCATTTATTCCTGTGGCAAAAAGAATAGCATCTCATAGAGGTGCTCAAGGTGTTATGTATGGTGACATGATTAAACAAGCTTATGGACAGTGTGATGTAAACTATGGTGGTGAAATACAAGAACATAATGATTATGACACAATGTGGGTATATCATGGTAATGATTTTAGTGGAGGACTAAATATGTTTGGTGGTGTATATGGGTTTCCTTATGTACAAAACACTGTTAACTTTTCTAAGTTCAAAGGGAAGATAAAATCTATTGCTATTGATTTTCCACCTTACCATAAATGGATTAAAGATAAATTATCTAAAGCTAAAAAAGACCCACAACCAGAATGGGCAAATGTAGATTTAGATAATTTAGAAAGAATGCATAAAGAAGCTGAAACTATAATACATCCAAATCAAACTAACAAATTAGTTATAGGTGATTCACATTCTATTTGTATGTATAGACCTGGATGGACTATAAAAAGTATACCATTTAAAACACTCAATGGTATATTAAATGAAGGAATATCTAATTACATTCCAGATGAAGGTTTAAACTATAATGAAATAGAATTATACTTTGGCAATATTGATATAAGACATCATATTTGCAGAATGGATATTAATGTAAAAGAATTAGCTGATAGATATATTGAACAAGCAAAACAATTAGATGCAAAGATATATGAATTGTTGCCTATTGAAAATGAATCTAGAAAATTACCACAATCAGGTTATTATAAAGGACAACCATTCTGGGGTACATGGCAAGAAAGAACTGATGCAAGAAATGAATTTAATGATTATATTGATAGCAAATATAGTATTATTAGATGGACTGATAAATTACTAAATAGTAAAGGTGAATTAGATTTTGATTGTATGGAAAAACCTAAGTCAATACATTTAAGCAGAGAATACTATCCACATTGGAATGGTGTAGAATCAGATGCAATGTCACAAAGTTTGGAGGGTTTCTTTGGATAATTTTACTTATGCAAGTATTGTGCCTCTTATAGGCGGTGAAACAATAGCAATGGAAAATGTTTTTGGTAAAAGACCTGAACATATTATGAGTTATTCAGGTTTCCAAGCTAATGAAGAACATTTGCTTAACCATTATAATAATGAAGTACCATATCATATTTTAGATGAAGGTAATCCTAAACCTAGTAAAGTGAATGTAGTAAATACTGTATGTCCATGTGCTGGTTTATCATCATTGTCACCACAAGCAAGTAGTGAGAATCATAATAATGATTGGATGAAAAAATCTACTGATTATGTTTTAAGTACTATGCAACCAGATGTTTTGTGGGGAGAGAATGCACCGAGGTTAGCATCTAAAATGGGTAGACCTGTAGTAGCTGAATTAAGAAAAATGGCTGATAAGTATGGTTATACATTTAGTATCTATCAAACAAAATCTATATTGCATGGATTAAGTCAAGTAAGAGATAGAACATTTTATTTCTTTTGGAAAGGTGATAAAGTACCCGTTATAGATTGGATTCATGAACCACATGAAAAAATAGAGGATGCAATACGTAATGTTAAGTTATGTCCTGCTGATCCAATGAGTACTATACTTACAAATGAAAGAAAACCAACTGGCAATCCATTTTATAAGTATTGTTTAGAAGAACTTGAAGGTGGTATTTCACATTCAGAATTTCAAGATAAAATAGAAAAATCTACTAATCCTTTAGACCATATTGAAAAACATACTAACTATAAAGTAGTTGGTGAATGGATGAAGAAGAATGGTTATGAAGGTGAATCAAAAAAATGTGAACGTATGTATGAGAAGTTAAAGTCAGGTGGGAATATAATGAGAAAAACTACTGAAATACCTAAAGATTACATTGGTGCTTTTGTAGGTCATATGCCAAGTTCACTTACACACCCAGATGAAGATAGATACTTATATGTAAGAGAAGCTTTATCTATGATGAGAATGCCAGAAGACTTTCAATTGTTGAATCCTAAAAGGTCACTTAATCATATATGTCAAAATGTACCTGTCACTACAGCTGAACATGCAGCAAGAGGTGTAAAAGCATTCCTTGAGGGAAGACTAGATAATAGAATGCTTGATACAAATTTTTTACTTCAAAATAATAAAGCACAAAAATTAGATTACCAATCTAATACTTCACTGGAGGAGTTCTTTGGCTAAGGTACTTATCACAGGTGGATATGGTCTAGTTGGTCATAGGGTTTGTGCTGAGCTAATGTCTGACAGTGATGTTAAACATGAAGTAGTTGTAGTTGATAACTATAATGACTATGGTGTAATACCTGAAAATGAAATGGAATATACTTATAGAGCTAGAAAAGCTGTTATAGGTCATGTAAAAGATTACAATGTTGATATATGTTCTCATGATTTTGATGCTGTATTAGTAAAAGAAAAACCTGATATAGTAATACACTTAGCTTCATATCCAAGACAAGCAGTTGTAAATAAAAATCCACAACTAGCATCTCAAGTAATTATAGGTGGAACAATTAATGTAATTGAATCCTGTAAAAGACATAATGTTAAAAGAATTGTATTAGCATCTAGTAGTATGGTATATGGAGAATTTGATGATGGTCAAAAAGAAACTGCCATTTGTAAACCGCAAGGTACTTACGCAATAGCCAAACTAGCATGTGAACACTTAGTAAAAGACAGTGGGCTGGATTATACAATTGTAAGACCATCAGCAATTTATGGTGAATTAGATGTTAAAGATAGAGTCATAAGTATATTTTTAATTAAGGCTATGTGTAATGAGACTCTCAAAGTAAATGGTGAGAATGAAAAGTTAGATTTTACTTATGTAGGAGATGTAGCAAAAGGTATGGCACAAATTATTAATAGTGATAAAACAATTAATGAAACTTTTAATCTTACAAAGAGTCATTCATGGACATTATATAGAGCTGCTCAAATTGCCGTAAGTCTTGCCCAGTCAGGTTATATTGAAGTGGGAGATAAACATCCTGACTTTCCAAGTCGTGGTTCACTAGATATTACAAAGGCTAAAAAAGCATTTGACTTTTCCCCGCGTGTAGACGTGGATGATGGATTTAGACTGTATTACCATTGGTTAAAAAATAGCCAATTCTGGTATAATTATATTATTGAAAGGAAAAAACTATGAGCAATCACATTAACGATATGAAAGTAGGCAAAGTAGTCGTCTTTGGATTACCTGGTGCTTTCACACCTACCTGTTCTTCAACTCACCTGCCTGGATATGAAGAAAAATATGATCAAATAATAGAAGCCGGTGCAAGAGAAGTTTACTGTGTATCAGTAAATGATTCTTTTGTTATGGATGCTTGGGCAAAAGACTTAGGTATTAGTAAAGTAAAAATGGTACCAGACGGAAATCTAGAATTTACTGATAAAATGAATATGAGAGTTTCAAAATCTAATATAGGTTTTGGTGATAGGTCTTGGAGATATTCAGTTGTTTTGCAAGATGGTGTTATAACAAAGTTATTTGAAGAAGAAGGTAAAGCCAATAATTTTGAGGGTGACCCATTTAAAGTATCTGGTGCAGATAATATGTTGTCATTTTTAAAAGGAGAATAAATGGGACAATATGAAAATGAGGCCATGCCTCAGAAGGTAGTTATATACAGTAAACCCAACTGTGGATATTGTATCTCTGCAAAAAATATGTGTGAAACAAAAGGTATTAATTATGAATATCTTATGTTAGATGAAGATTATACTTTTGATAAGTTTCAAGAGGAGTTTCCTAGTGCTAGAACTTTTCCACAAATAATATGTGATGATAAAAAAGTTGGAGGATTTCATGAATTTCAGCAAGTAATTGGTGGAGGATAATGAATACCATAGAAGCAGCTGATAAAAAATTTAATAACTGGGTTGGTAAAAAACATACTTCTAACTGGAAGAATATAGACCAAGAGTGGATACAACTCTATGCCGGTCTTATGGGTGATGACCAACCTATCCATGTTGATGAAACTTATGCAAAGGCTACACCTTATGGAGGTATCATTGCACATGGATTTCTAATATTAGGTTTACTACCAGCATTTTCATATGAATTAGTACCACCATTTGCAGGACAAGTATTTGCTATGAATGTGGGTGTTGAGAATCTAAGAAATAGAAACTATGTAAAAGCTGGTTCAAATGTAAGAGCACACTTTACTTTAGAATCATATAAGAAAATTGG